GGTAGAGACAAATTATCTATGCAATTGAACACAACACCTGTTGAGGCAGCTAATTATAAGACAACATACCTTAATAACATGAAGGGATCTAAAAGATTCTTTGATGCAGTGGTTAGAACTATTAAAACTAGAGGAACAGTACGCAGTAGGTATGGTAGAATATATAAAGTACCCGGTGATTTTGCATACAGAGGAGTTAATTACTTAATTCAAGGCACTAGTGCTGATATAATGAGTGAGAGAATGGTTGAGGTGCATAAATACTTGCAGGATAAGAAAAGCAATCTATTACTACAAGTACACGATGAGATTATATGCGAGATACATGAAGATGAATTTGATGATGTCGCACCTAAAGTTAAAGATTTAATGATAGAAAACACACTTAATATACCTTTAGAAGTAGATATGGAGATCTGTGACCCATCTTGGGCAATAAAAAAAGATGTAGCAGATAAAGATAAATTTAAACTAGAAGAACATATAGATTGGGACTAATGAAAGTAACAGCAAAGAAAAACGAAACATTTGAAAAACTATTAAGACGTTTTAAAAAGAATTTACAAAAAGATGACACTCTTAATACTTATAGAGAAAAACAACAGTTTACCCCTAAAAGCGTAAAGAGACAACAACAAAAAGCAAATAAGTTAAGAAAGAGTAGGGAACAAGATGTCTAGTAAAGATATATTCCATTGTGAAGAAAATGATGATGAAGTTATATATTATGACGGACTCAAAGAAGCATTTATAGGTTTAGGACATCAACAGTTTAAAGGACCTTACGCTGTATATGATAGGGAAAAAGCGATAGAAATAATTGCTAGAGATATTTATAGTGAAAAGAAAAAAGATTACAATTTTGATGACATGGATCCAGAGACGCAATTAAATGTTGTACAAGCAGTAGGCGATGAAGCTTATGAAGAAGCAATGGAATACTTTGAGTACAACACTGAAGGAGCGTGGATGGGGGATAGGACACCTATATTTGTAATGATGAAACACTTATTAACACCAATAGAACCGATAGAGGAGGACTAAATGGCAGCAGCAGGATGGAAAAACCCAGATGCCCCTTATGATTTTACACAAGCAATGTGGAATGACTACAATACAAATTATGCTCATTTATCATGGGAAGAATATATGCAGATGACAAAGTGGGGTATAAAAGGGATAGTAGAAAAAACACCAGATAAACCTAAAGAAGAAAATAAAAAGTATAGTTTTACTGAGTCATATAATAAATCTGTAAAAGAAACTACTGACCCTGTACACTATCACTTTGACATAGAACCTTTTGATTACATACATGACAATCAGATGGGTTTTGCAGAGGGAAATGTGGTAAAATATATAACAAGGTGGAGATATAAAGAAAATGGTATAGAAGACCTATACAAAGCAAAACAATATATAGATATGTTGATAGCAAAGGAACTTATAGATGACGATAACTCACAATAAAGATTGGCAATATGATTTAGATTTTGGAGAAGATGGTGAACATTGGTTATCTAAATTATCAGGTAATGGTAAAGTTGAAGTTAAAACTGAAAGAAATATATGGGCTACATCAGGAAACTTAGCTATTGAAGTATATGACGAAAGAAAAAATAAAGGTAATGGGGCACCATCAGGCATTATGACCACTAAAGCAGATTGGTGGGTTCATATATTAAAAGCTGATGGAGAAGAAGATGGTGCAATAGTAGCCCCCACTTCAATGATTAAAAGATTAGTTGATGAAGCTACAGAAGTAGTGCCTATGGGGGATAAAGATAGTGAAGGGAGAAGTGCACGAGGGGTTCTAATTCCTATAAGAGAATTAACAAATGAAATGCAAAGTTCAGGCAAAAGGAGATTAAATGGCAAAAGTAGGACTTAAATTAGGATTTACATTTAGAGTAGGTCCACTAGACACAAATCAGTATGCAAGAATGGACATGGAGATTCATGACATTGATACTGAGTTACCAATAGACGAACAATTAGAAGAAGCAGGACTAACTTTAGATAAAGCATATAAAGCAGTATATGATAAAGTTGACGGTGAGATTAGAGGAATCCTGAAGAAGGGTAAGAAAAAGGATGGAAGCTGAACACATTAGAGCTATTATTACTGAACAATTTTTATCGGAAAGAGAAACCTTTGATAAAAAGTTTAGTGAACAAGTTAGCCATCCTGACGATTTTTGGAATACAATACTGACACGAGAGGCAGGTAAGATAGCTGACGCTGTTTACGAAGAGACTCCAAGCGTATTATACAACGGCTTAGTTAGATGTGGTGCAGTATGCATGGCATGGGCTGAAGCAATACAAAGGAGAAACATAAAAAGACGAGTTGAAAAGGGAGACGACTTAATATGAGAGAAAATGCAAAAGAAATATTTAATAACTTACTAAATGATAAAAAAGTAAAAGCTACTACTGGAGATGATACAGTCTTTGAGTATACAAAGATACCTTTTAACATTCCACAACTAGATAAAATAACACATGGGGGTATACCTAGAAAAAGGTTTACGCTTTTATTTGGTGGTTTTTCATCTGGTAAGTCTTATGTAGCATCACAATTGTGCAAAACTGTACAAGAAGATGGTGGAGTAGCTGTATGGATTGATTTAGAAAAGTCATGGGATAATGATTGGATGACTAAGAGTGGGTTGAATACTAAAGAAATGTTAGTATATGACCCCGATACAGCAGAAGAAGCGTTCAAAGCAGCTAGAAACTCACTACAAGCAGGAGCAGATATAGTTGTATTAGATAGTGTGGCAGGTTTAGTGCCTAATGATATCTTCACACACGAAGATGGAGTAGGTCATAGCCCTATTGCATGGCAATCTAGAGCTTGGAATCAAATGTTAATGAGACTTATACCTGAGTTAAAACACGGTGGAGCCTTTGTTGCTATCAATCAAACTAGAGGTACAATGGGGAATGTTCAAATGATGGACACAATGCCGGGTGGAGAAGGTCAAAAATACTTCTCACACTGTTGTATGCACTTTACTAGAGGTTCATGGATAACTAAACCCGGTAAAAGTGGTTCAAAGAATATGGCAGATAGAATGGGGTTTGAAATAAACGCTAGACTACTAAAAGATAAGTTTGGTGGCGAAAAGTTTGAACAAGCTATAGTTCCATTTAAGTTTGATGGGGGTATAGACATGATTGAAACTTATGTAAGAGTAGCCCTAGAAGAAAACATTATTGAACAAAAGGGTGCGATGTACTATTACAAAACCATTAGTTTTAGGGGTATGAACAATGTTGTTACATGGTTTAAAGAAAACCCTAAAGAATATGAGGAGCTTGTAGATGCCACGAAAAAGTCATACCTTACAGGAGACTCTGATAGCGAGAGTGCTTGATGAGGTGGGCTTACGATATACATGGCAAACGCCTGTAGGTAAGTATGTACCTGACTTCATAATAACAGAAATGAGTGTTATAATAGAAGCAGATGGTCCATTTGGACACTTTGCAAAAAGAGATGCACTACGAGATGAGTATCTAAAAGAAGCTGGATATGAAATCGTACATGTAAAAGAAAAAACATATAAAGATATAAAGGCAAAGATATGGCAGGAATTGAAGCTATAAGCAATATGACCCCTTCAAAAGGGAAACGAACTAAAAATCAAGATAGATGGTTATTAAAATCTATAGATAATGTTCTTGAAAGAAAAAATAGTCCCCCAACAAAAGGTAAATTTTACCCTTCTTTATTCGGAAACCCTTGTGATAAATACTTATACATGGCATATAACGGATTGCTTGATTGGGATACCATAAAACCTCGTATACAAAGAATCTTTGACCATGGAGGCACGTTTGAAGAACGCATGAAAAAGTATTTAGAAAAAGCAGAGTTATATATTGATGATGAAGTATCTATAAAAAATGAAGAGCCTCCGATATCAGGTAGGATTGACTTTATAATAAAGCACGACAAGCATGAAGAAGCCTTATTAGAGTTAAAAACTATAAAGGATGAGGACTTTAAAGATTTAAAAGAAGCTCCAAAACATGAGCACATGATACAGTTACAGATATATCTTAATTTAACTGATAAAGATTACGGTGTGGTTATGTATGAAAATAAAAATGACCAAAACTTAAAAGCATTTAAGGTTGACAGAGATAAAAAAGTATGGGATGATATACTTAAACGATGTGAAAAAATAATGGCAATGACTACAGAACCTGAAACATGCACAGGTATGTGGTATTGCAAATGTAAAAACAGGAGGTAACAATGAAGAAAAAATGGGGTTATGATGACGTAATGAATTACGCCAAAAAAGAACGTGACTCTGTACCTAGCGTGCCTTGGATTAAATTTAATCAAGAGTTTTTAGACGCTGAAAAAGATGTGGATTGGGCGGATGTAAGTTCAGCATCTAATGCACAACTGCAAAAATTACTTAGTATCTATGGCGGGGGTAAAGCTATACTAGAACACGTTGTAGCTACTCTAAGAGCTAAAGTAGGAGCTATATCAGCTATCTTTGACGAAGAATACAATGCAGCATTTGCAAAATTTATGCAAGCGTATGAAGGTAAAAAACCGACTAGAGATGAAGCTAGAGGTTTAATCATGTCGTCAAATGAAAATCTAATAGATTTATTTAAACAAAAAGTTGAATTAGAAACTGCATATAGATATGAAGAGGGTAGATTAAATACTTTTTCACAGTGTTATAACACTCTTTCTAGAATAGTTTCACTAAGAACTGATAAAAATAATTAAATCTTAGTATAATAATAGTAGGAGGATACTTATATGATGGGAAAACTAAGACCACAAATATTCCTAGCAATTATAGTGTTAGGACTTTTGAGTGCGGTAGGGGTATATTTTGGATATACAGAGATAGCCACAGGATGTACAGGTGGCATTATAGCATTAGGTATGAAAGTATTAGAATCAGAATAAATAAAAGGAGAAATACATGACAAGCAAAGACATAGCAAAAGGAATAGTAAAGAGTTTACCAGTAGTAGGAGCACTTGCAGTTGGTGTGGGAGCGACTATAGCTGTATTTAAAAGAGATACACTAGAAGATAAAGTGTATGATAAGTTGACATCTAGACAAATTATAAAGGAAGACATACCTTTACAATAGAACTATGAAATATTTAGGACTAGACACGTCTAGTAAAGCAATTCATATTGTTGAGTTAGATGAAGATGTAAACTTAATAAAGATATATAAAGCTGAATGCAATACTAAAAAAGCGTTCAAAGATAGATTTCCAGAGTTAATGGATAGCTTCGCTAAGATTTTAGTAGAGGATATCAATATAGACACCGTAGATTATGCGGTAATTGAAGAACCCATATTTGCACAGAATAGAAATGTAGTGCGTACTTTGTCAGAAGTGGTAGGAGCTGTTTGGGGAACACTATGTTTGAGTGATATTCCAACCACGTTAGTTGATAATGGCACTTGGAAGAAACAAATCTTAGGTAGTGGTAAAGCTACAAAAGATGATATAATGAAATATGCAATAGAGAAGTGGGGAGACAACTTCCCTGAACAAGATTATGCTGATGCAGCTTGCATCGCATCATACTCAGTAAAGGAGAATAGAAATGGCAGCACCTAGAGGATATAAAAAAACTACGGGTCAAAAAAATAAAACATATTTTTATGACACACCTGAACCGAAGGATAATAAAGTAGAAGATAAGTTACCTAAAGGCATGACTGCCGAGGAGTTCAAAGCAAAGTATGCTAAGGTTGTGTGGTGTGACTATTATAAATGTATACACAATGTGCAAACTGAAGGGGCTAAACGAACTATAGCAACTTTATTAGAAAACCCTCAATACAAACCTCTTGGTCCAAAGGACGCGATGATAAGAGGTGTCTGTAGTAGAGCTGAAATAGGTATTAAATTTAAAGAGATAAGCACAACAGGTGGCGTAAAGCACAAAGTTCCAGAGTGTTTTAATGCCGCTGGTAATAAAAACAAGGGTGGTATGGATTTTAGTAAATTACTACAATCAGACGGAAGCCCTCACGGAGGAAGCATTGAATCAGGAAACGCTGATACAGGATGGTCCAATGCTGCATACATGTAATGCCTAAGAAATTTTCAAGAACTATAAAAGATAGAGCATTTAAGTTATACTTAGCTGATGAATATTCTGTGCCTGAAATAGCACAACAAATATCTGCAGAGCATAGAACAGTGGTAAATGCTCAAACTATTTATGCGTGGATTAGAACTGATGATTGGAAAGTTAAAAAAGCCGAAACTTTAAGTAAAGCTGTAGAAAAAGTTCAAGAGAGTGAATCTACAAAGCTCGCTAGGATGCAAGAAGAACATCAGGAACTATACAAAGGTATTAGAGATAAAGCTGGTGTAGAACTAAACTCATTAACTTTTGAGAGAGCTTTTGATGCAGTTAAAGCATTAGATATAGGTATACAGGGAGAAAGACAAGTTGCTGAGGGTTTGATTAATGTTCAGTTTATTCAGGATGTAGTTAACATACTAGTAGAGGAAATAGAAGACCCAGACTTAATTAAAAAGATAGCGGCTAAATTAAAAGTCTTAATGGCATCAAAAGATAATGAGTGACGATTTAACCACATATGATAAAGCCTTTGAATTACTTGCAGAAAAACTTGAAAAAAGTAATAAATATAAGATAGGTAGTTTTTGGGAGTTTACTAGAGATATATGGTCTCAAGGATTTGAACACCCAGAATATTTTCAAGCATGGCATGTAGGCAAACTTACAGAAGAAGTAGAAAAATGTATTGAAGATGGTCTTAACTATTTAGCTATTTTACCTAGAGCACACTTTAAATCTACTATACTAGGACATGCTTTTAGTATTTGGAGAAGTTTAAAGATTCAAGGGAATGCTAATATTTTATATTTATCTTATAGTGATACTATGGCTAAGTATCATATATCTGAAATAAATAAAGAAGTAAATCGTAATCCTTTATTAAAAGATATGATGACTAATAGAGCTCCAAAAGCAGATTTTACTTTTAGATATGATACAGGTAATGGTGGCAGTGCTGAAATATTACATGGAGGGTTGTTTTCTTTCAAAAGAGGTATGCACGTTAATGGAGCGTTAATTGCTGATGACATATTAAAAGACCCTGAAAGTCCTTTAGCATTAGGACAAATGAATAAAATTGAAGACCACTTTTTAACAGAGTCTTTATTTATACCTAATCAAGGAGTGCCTGTGGTAATAGTGGGAACTCCAATGATGCCGGGAGATTTACTTACAGTGCTAGAAAAAGATGATAGATTTGTTTCTAGAAAAATGCCAGCATTAGACCCTGAACCGGGCAGAAGAGTATTGATGCCTGAATTATATAGTGAAGAGTGGTTATTAGAACAGCAAAAAGCTAAACCTAAATCGTTTGCATCAGAGTTTTTATTACAACCACACTTTAATACAGAAGCATATTTTGATTCTGAAGATATAGAGAAGTGTGAAGATGCAAACTTACGGTCTTTACCTACAACTATGAAACATAATTTTGCAGATGATGAAGATGTATTTGCAGGGTTTGATGTGGGTAAAAAAAGACACCCGTCTCATTTAGTTGTATTTAGAAGAAAAGGCGAAAGAGTAGAACAGATACATCAATCTTGGTTAGATGGCTGGGACTACTCAGAACAAATAGAATATTTAAACGAAGCTGCTAAAAACTTTGGCTTAACAAAAGGTTACATAGATAATACGAGAGGTGAATTAGAAGATAGAGGATTAGATAGGACGTGGTATCCTTTATCATTTAGTTTAAAGTCTAAAAACAACATGGCACACATATTTGAACAGTATGTACATTCAGGTAATTTATTTTTAATTAGAGATAGTAGACAAAGACAACAGATACTATCAGTTAATAATGAATTGAAAGCTCCAGAGACTCCGATGGGTCACGGAGACGCTTTCTTTTCTATAGCAATGGCACTACAAGCTGCATACGAAACAGGTATTTATAACATGCAAGCTGTAGGTGATTTACAAGAGTTTGTCAGTGATATAGACCCATCATTAAAATATCAAAATATGGACAAAAATAAGCCAGAAAAGTTAATCGATTTTGATAAAAACGTGTATAATGATAATAGCAAAAACTTAAAAGCACCTAATCCAAATTGTACAGAGGACTTCTGTGGTCCCTCATTATGGGTGCCGGCTAGGGGTTTGTGCCTTTAT